AGCTCTGCTGTACTTACACTTCCTCGGATAGCTTGTGGAAAAAGTGATTTTATAATAGCTGATACGCTATCTGCACACCCTAAATCATCTATTGCCATGTCTAAAGGTGATGCATCTGTACCTAAAAATGACAATGCTTGTGCATATAATCGTACTCTATTTGTTTGGTCTTTTGTTGTTTTCATTGATTTAAAGTTAATTTAATACCTACCGAAGCTAATACTGCTGTTACTATGGAAACTGCTGACGTTATGACTAGCTTCCATGTTTCTGTCTTTGCCTTTATTTTTTCTACTTGCACCTCCGTATCTACTTCACACGCTTTACCTAGATTTGTTTTAAGTAGATTTATTTCACGCTCTGCAAATTCTTTATCTTTTTTTATTTCTTGTTTTACCCATTGTTGATGAGCTTCAAAAGCTCCATATATTTTAGAGTTCCAATGTACTTGTTCTGCAAGAGATTTGTTTACTCCATCAAGAATATCGTCATGTTTATTCACTCTACCGTTTGTTTTTATAGCCTGTTCATGGGTAGCTTTTATAGTCAAAGTATTCTCTGCCTGTTGTATCTTTATATCCCCTACATCTGTTTGTAGTTTTACTATTGCATCATATAACTTTGTGAGGATAGTGTTTTCGTTCATGTTAAAAATCTACATTATCCAGTAAAGTTTTAGGTGTAGCAAATCCTTTTTCCGTCATCTTATAGTACGTTATAAAGTTTATAAGCTCAGAACATACATGAGCGTGGTTATCGTCTGCTATAAGTGGTACACCAAATAGCTTGTTGAGTAAAAATGCAACTATCTTCCGTCTATCATACGGCTTTCCTAGTTCTTCTAATACCTTTGAGATAGGCATAATAGGTGTATCAACTCGAATAATTGTGTAGTTTCTCCACTCTTGGAGTCTGTTTATAACGACACCTACACCGTCTTGCGACTCAATAAATAGATTATGTCCGTATTTTCTACCTAGATACATTCCCACATGAGAGTATGGAGAGCCGTCTATAATAGGTATAAGACGTGAAAACAAGGAAGAAGTAGGAGTGAAAAATATCAAATCTCCATACTGTGCATCTTTTATATCTTCAATTTTAGTTGCTTTTATCTTCTGCATGTGGAAGTTCTTTTAATATCTTATCAATCGCATCATAAATCTGTACTGGTACATTACCCTGATATACGAGCTTCATAATTGTTTCGATTTGTGCTTGTGTGATAGTTTTCATAATATTATTATACAATATTTTATTCTGTAATGGTAGTTTCTACTTCTAAAGCACCAGTATTCATAGCTTCTACTATTGCATCAAACATAGCTTTATCCTTTTCTCCAAAATATTTTTCAAGATATGGGAGAATAAGAAGTATATTAGCCTGTCTGTGAGCTTCATTGAGTACTCGGATAATAGTTTCATTAACTGTTTCTTCGTCTAGTTTTAATTTACTAGCTATGTATGGAACAAAAGGTTTATTCTGTTCTGATATATGTTGAATTGTTGTTGTTGTGATTTTCATATATTAATTTAATACTTTTAATAGCAAATTTGTAAGAGATATTGTGTTAGAAGTAGATGCAGAACTCCATTGAGCTGTTATAGTGAGAGCCTGTGAAGTTGTTGTGTTTATCGTGGTTGTTGTGGTATTTGCCATACTTCCTTTAGCACCAGAACCTTGTACTTCTTCATAATATCCTTGTGCCATAAGTGTACCACTTGAACCAGTTGTTCTACATGTAATAATTCCATCAACAATAAATGATGCGTTTGTAACATTTCCACTTGGGACATTTCCTGTATCTAGGATAGTTGTAGAACCTAATTTAATTCTAATTCTCATATTTGGATTAGAAGCAGAAGATACAATACCAAATCCTGCAATTTGAATTGTCTTTCCTGCTACAAAGAAGTTTGCTGGAAGTGTAAGAGTTCCAACACCTGTACTTGTTACAGTAGTTTCTGTTGTTGTGTTCGTTACAGTTACTGTTGCTGTTTGAGTAAAGAGTGTAGTGTCCATTACTTGAGTAACTCCATTTACTCGAACACTTATTTCTTTTTGTGTACTATCATTCCAAATATCTCCGTCATTTGGAGAACTTGGAGAAGTACCACTTCTTAATCTAAAAGATGCTATTGACGTTGTAGAAGCTGGGGCATCTATAAATGCTGTAAGAGTAGTATTGCCTACACCGAATCTTCCTGATGAATCAAATCTAGCTCTTTCAGTACCTCCTGTTGTGATAGCAAGAATATCTGCACTTGGAAAATAAATACCAGTGTTAGTATCACTTCTGCAAGATAAAGACGGAGTTCCAACTGCACCTGTTGAACCTCTCCACCACCCACCTACTGTAATTTCACCAGTATATGAACCTGCGTTTGTTTGGAATCTGACTAATGTAGATGAATCTGAATGTGAAGAATGTCCAATCATCACAAGCCCTGCATCAGTTGCACGTGCTGGGTGAATCTGTACAGTTGTTGCGTGGTCTATACCAATAGATTGACCAAATCCAACTGTGTCCATATCTGAACGTGTGTTTATCAATGTTGAGTCACTTATACCTTTAACAATAAAATGACATGTAGATGAGTTTGTATTGTTAAATACATTAGTATTACCCAAAATAGTTGTAGGAGTAGCAGAGAGTGAGCTTGGTCGTATTTCAATTCTTGCACCTGTATATATTAAAGACCCTGTTGATATTTCAACACCTAATCTTCCTTGATATGTTGCACCAACTGTACTACTTGTAGCTACACCGAATCCTATATCTGAAAAACGTGTACCTGTTGAAGCTGTGTTTATAACAGAAACAATAGGAATATCAGTTACAGAAGTATTAGCCTTATCAAATCTTGAAGCTGTTGGAACAATGGCGTTTGGTGTTACGGTGTTTCCACTTGACCATGTTCTTAATGAATCGTCATCGAAAGATGTAACACTTGTGAAGTCTAAAAATTGACTATACGTTACTCCGTCTGATGAACGCAAAACACGAACACGTGAAGAACCTGTCCATGATACTGTATTGTATTTTGTACCTCCTGTATTTGATGAACTTGTGACTACACCACTTGGAGAATAGATACCAAGCCCTGCATCAAAGTTAAATATTTTGTAGTATCTAACTTGGTTAGAACCAGTCCAGCCGTATGAGTTTGGAGTAACTGTTGTACCGCTTATCCATGAAGTATATCCAATGTCATAAAAAACATACGAGCCTATTGTTTGACCATATGTTGATGTATTTGTTTCTATAATCTTTGCACCAATACTTCCTGACCATGTATGTTTGATTATGTAATAATCAGAAGTTGTAATGTTTACTGAATATGTTGTAGGTGTAGCACCATACACAGTCACACCAGATGGTGATAAGCCCTGTGCATAAATACTAAAGTTATATGTAGTACCTGTACCTGAATATGTTTGTCCCCAACGAGCTTCGGCACTTGTATCGTTTGATAGTGATGTGAATGTATACGGACCTGTTGTGTTTCCAACATATTGATAGTACCAAGTAGAACCACCATCTTGTGATATTCTAACGATAGCATTTGTAGCATTTCCGTTATCAGTCCATGATATTTCTGCATCATATGTACCTAGTCCAGTATCGTCAAAAGAACCAGTAGTGGGAGAACCAGAAACATAATCAGTTCCAGAAATTGTCTTAACAGAATCTACTTCTAAAAGAATAGTCGTTGAAACTTCAGTTAATCCACCAGAACCAACATTTGTTGCCTGTGCCGAACCACCTGAAAACGCTGTTGGTGCTGTCACGGAATTTGTATAGAAAGTTCCCCAACTTGTTGTAGGGTCTGAACCTGACATATTTGTAAATGTTTCGGTTAGAGTAGGGTATACGTTAAGTGGATTAAACGAAGAACCATCTGTTGAATACTCAACAAAATACTGTGGAGTTTCTCCAGATATTGATACTGAACCCCAACTTACTTGTATGTCATAAGTAAGAGAGTCATTCGGGTCGATTAAACTAATTTCTTCATAATATTGAGATTTATAGTATGTAGAAACACTCGGTACATATATACATGGGTGTATTCTAAAATAATACGTATTTCCAGTTGCCGTTATAGCTGTACCTGAGCCACCATTAACAAAACTTATCGAACCACCACTTCCTGCTGATGGTTCTGCAATAGCTGTGGCTGTACCACCAGATACCGTGGCAATACTTTCTGCACTTTGCACTGTACTTGCTGATGTTACTTCGGCAATAGTTGAGCCTGTACTAGATACAGCGTGAACTGGTGCTTGTGGGCTAGTAGCTTGGACACCAAGTCTATCGTTTGCTTTATCAAATACGAGATTAGGGTCATCTTCTAAAGTGTTTGAATCAAGAGCAAAAGGGATACGAGTAGCTGTAAGTGTACCGTCAATTCCTCCTGATAGCGTTTCTATCTTGTCATACAAAGCATTTTTAGTAGGTACCTCCATAGAACCGTTCCACCCTGCACCATAGGCTTCATCAGGTACACTAATATCATTTGTAGTAGTAGCCCCTGCATTAGTTACCTCTTGTAATGTTGGAGTAGTAGGAGCAATACCATCAAGGTTAATAGTCCATGAAGCATATGTTCCTGAACCTGTTTTGTGCTGAATATCTACCACAAGAGTTGTACCTGAATAAGAATTAACCTGACCATGCATATGGTTAGAAGCATCGTATACTATTGATACATCTTGTAAAATTGTATAAGCGAGTCCTGCATCAACTGTAAATGAGAGAGTGCCTGTTGGTACAATAGTGTGAGAGGTTGTAGATGTTGTTTTGTATCTGTCTGATAGTGAAGATACGATAGGATTTTGAGGGTCTGTGCTGTCTACAGATACGTTTGTTCCTGCTACTACTGATTGAATACCACCTGAACTTCCACCGCCACTATAATAGTTCTTAACTTCTTTTGGTTGCCTTGCAAGTTTAGATATTTCATCATAGTCTTCAAGTCCTTTAATTGCATCAATATTAAGACGTTCATTTCCTTGTAAAAGTTCAAGAGAATCTCTAATCGGTTGCCCTAATTTTGGAATATCTAGTTCTATCTGCTCGATAGTAGGGATAGACGGTTTAATCTTCTCTAAAGCGATTGTAGAGGCTTCTAGGGCTATATTTTCTACATCTACAACTGCATCTTTTCCGTCTTTACCGTCTTTTCCATCAACACCATTTTTAATATTGAGCTTTTTTCTCAATTCCTCTGCTTTTATGTCTACTTTGATATTGAGCTTTTTTGGCATTAGATTATATTAAGTGTTACTGTTATATTTTGTTCTTCTTCTACTTTTTCTTTTAAATTGTTTAGCTCGTCTGAATAGTCTTTAGGTACAGGTATTTGTATACTTTCTATCTTATTTTCTATTGAAACAAGCCTTTCTTCTATATTTGTGTTTATGTCGGTTAGGCTACTTTCAATATTATATTTTAATTCTTCGACTTTATCTTCAACTTCGTCTATTGAGTCCAACAGAGTTATACTAGCAGAGATAGGTTCTACCATTTTCTCTAACTTCTCTAGTTTTTTTAGTTGTTTTTCTGTTGGTTGCATGTTTATTTTTTTATAAACTTTTTAACTCTTTCTTGTGGTGTGCCTACTATCTTTTCTTCAACCTTTCCTAATATTCTATTCACAGCACCTGACTTACCCTCTCTGATAACATCAAGTAGCGATAATCCTTGATAATCTCCCACACTCTCCATAGCTGTCAGTGCTAAATCACCCTCTTTAATTGCATCATATCCTGTAACCTCTTTGAGCTTAGTTAAGAATTGTCTAGCCCCTGCATCAGAGTTTGATTGAATTGCACGTTTAACAGTTGCGGAGCCTTTTATCCTCTGACCTAAAGCACCCTCCTTACCCATAAGCATATCTCCAATTTCTTGTAGTTTTACATATTCTGAATATTTCTGACGGAGATTTCTGTAAATCTTATCTTTTGAAGCCACCGCATCTACTGTTTCGTTTTTAATTGTATTTACTGCTTTTTCTATTTGACTATTTACGGTCGCATTTTCTTTAAAGTTTCCAAAAGCATCCCTAGCATCCCTTAAATATTTCTGCCAACTTCTTATAAAACTGTTTCTTTCTTGTACTGTCAATCCATTCTCTATCAACTTGTCAAAATCAGTAACAAGTTTACTTACAAGTTCCTCTCCATTTCCTTTTACTCCATATTTAGGGTCATTTGCTAATTCAACAATATCTACAAATGATTTGTAAGTGCTATCTTTAATTGGTACAACTTCTTGTGCATACTTTTGTTCGATTGTTCCCATTTTTTGCCCAACTACTTGACGTTTTTTATCTGCAAATTGTAGAGCCTTATCAGTTCTATTACCTACTATTTCTACTGGACTACCACCTGCAACACTTCTATCTTTAGCAAACTTTTCTGCTTGTTTTGTAAATGTATTATAGCTCTTTTCCGTAGAAACTTTTAATCTTGTATTCTCATTCGGAGTGAGTTCTGACAGTTTTTTCATCTGACCTCCTACTGATACTACAATATCTTGTCCTGTACCTTTCAATGCTTCTTGTGGGTTAAGGGATACTTTTACAGCTTCTGATACTTCTGGTTGAGCAAATCTTGATGCTGTTTCTTTAATTCTTTCTGTTGCCCTACCAGTTACATTTTTAATACCTTTACCTAGTGCAACTGTACTAGCTAGTCCAGCACCTAAGGTAGCTCCTGATAATGCCCCAATTCCAGTTGATATTAGTGTATCTTCTAGAACTGTTGTCATGTCATTTCCTTTTCCGACTGATTCACCGAACCCATATAAAGCCCCACCAGTAGCACCTGTTGTAGCACCTTGAACACCTGCTTTTGTTATTTGACCTTTAATACCTGAACTTAATACATTTGCTAGTTTCCCTCCTGATGTAAGATATGATGTGGTTTTAAAAGCATCTCCTACAATCTGTTTAGCTCCCTCTACACCACCTTTTTGCCCCTCAATATTTATATTCCCTGTAAAACTTGGTACAGTTACGTCTTGCTGTGATGCTTTTGTAACTGCTTCTTTAGATATTCCAAACGCTGGTGCTATTGCTGTACCTAAAGCTTGTCCTAATCTCATAGCTGGTTTAACCACTAGAGTTTTTAGTGGGTCATTTACGATATTAGAAAGCATATTAGGTTCTTTTACAGGTATAAACTGATTCAATCCTGCACTTTGTAACTCTGTGTTCATTTTCCCACTTTCAATTCTCTTTCTAAGTTCACTAGCAAAAACACTATCTGGATTTTGTTTTGCGTATTCTATTGCTTGTTTAATATCTGCCATAATATTTATCGATTAAAAAACTGTTCGTTAGTAAATGCTTGTGTTGAACCAGACATACTTTCATTGTTTATAGAATTTAAAAATTCTTCATTAGAAGCTTGTGAAAGCTTTTTCTTTTCCGCAATCAGTCTACCTGTCTGTATAATCTCTTGACCCTCGACTGAATTTGCATAAGTAGTATTTGATAGCTGGTTTACATCTCTTTCAACATTATTGATTACATTCTGAATAGTAGTATCAATTCCTGAAATTCTTCCTGCTTTTAATCCCCACACGCTCGGTTTAGGAATACCTAGAGATACAAGTTTCTCTACACCATTATCTAGAGTACCGAGCTGATAATAATCTTTAACTGCACCTACTACTGCTTGATATGATGCACCCAAAGCACCTGAACCCTTACCAAATACCTCACCTGTACCATATTTCTCTATCGCATCTTTGTATTCTTGTAGAGCTGATGCAAATTTAGCTCCGTCATTTATTCCTTTTGCCTGTGGTGTTGAATTTAGACGAGCATTATCTTCTGCACTTAATCTATATGCACCTGTTTCGTTTGCTAGTTTAGTGGCTTCTGCTCGTAGTTTGTCTATCTGTAAGTTTTTAACTTCTCTATCCAAAGCACCAATATACTTTCCACCTGCTGTATATGCACTCGAAATATCTTTAGCACCTTGAATAGCTGAAATAACGGCAGTATCTCTACCACCTCCGTTATTTACTACTTCAAGTATTGCCTTTGCTTTAGCTTCTTCCAACGCTTTAACATCTTCTTTTTGTTTATTCAATGAAGTTACAATAAGATTCAATCTTTGCTGTTGCTCTTGTGTAAGAGCGTCTACGTTATCTTTTCCAAAAGTAGTGAAATATTGAATTTGATTTTCAATAGGAGCAAGGGCTAGTTTAACTTTCCTCTCTGCATCTGATTGTATAGCTGATATATTTCCTTGTGATGCACTTTGTCTAATTGCAAGGTCTGCAAGTCGTCTGCCGAAAGTATCTTGGATAGCACCAATCTCGACAGCTCTTTGAGCTTGACTCATAGGTGTGTTACGTATTCTGTCTTGTTCTGCTCTGAGTTGAATATTAGTATTTGCAATTTCTGTATTCACTTCTCTGAGAGCTTTTTGTTCATCTGCAATACCAGCCTGTTCTTCTAAAGCTGTCTGACTTGCTTGTGTCTGACCTCTTTGTGTAAATAGATTTTTAACTGTATCTGCTAAAGTCTTTCTTGCTTCTTGTGCCTGTGTTCCGACTGAACCCTGCAACATGTCTGCTTCTTGTTTAGCAATATCTAATTGTGTTTGTGTTCTTGTAACAATATCTGTTGTGTCTGGTGTTTGTGTCTGAACATTCGGTACTTTTACTAAAGGCTGATTAGAAGTCAATGAAGATGCTGATATAGCAGTTGCTGGTGGTATACCTGCCTTTTGGTACTGATTATAGTCTTCCATTGTAAAATTCAATGTAGGATTTGCCTTTTTGAATGAAGCTAAATCTTCTTTTGGAATTAGACTAGATGCGTCTGCACTTGGAGTAGGGTCGTTAAAATAGATAGGATTATCTGGTGTACCTCCTATACGATTATATTTTATTGTTTCACCTGTTACTTTGTTTGTTGTTTCGTTCATCTTATTCTTGTTTAGTGTTATCTAGTACTAATTCATCTATCGTTGCCTCACCTGTCCATTTCATAGCTATTTTCAACTCAATCAATGTATCTGGTGATTGAATTGGTACGCTATCAAATTTCACACCAGTATTATTCGCTGTTCCACATTTCACCCAGTTTTGTTTTCTTGCTCTTGCTGTCCCTGAAACTCCAGTTATTTCTTCATCGAGTGTGACTGTATAATTAGGAGAACTGAATGTAGGTGTCCCTGTTATGTGTGCTACTCTACCACTTCCTTTTCCTTGAATAACAGTTATCTCATCACCCTCTGATAATCCTGCTTGTGTTGTTGTGAATGTATTAGTACCAGTCCACGTTATGTCAAAATCTGTATGATTAACACGTTCTGTCCTATATTTTATCACAAAACTAAATCCTGATACAGGTACATATAGTGTTGTTAATCTCTGCCATAAGTCTGTAAAATTTTGAGAACGTATTTGAACAGTTGAAAACCATCCTGATTTTTCTACATCGTCATAATAATTGTCTGTCCATATACCTTGTCCTGTTGAACTTGCATTAGTGAAGTATGTTGCACCTGCCAAGAAGTTTCCTTTAAGTGTTTGTGCTGTTCCGAATATATCTGGAGTTTCTGCAAGTCCTCCTACTCTTGAAAGAGTAACCTGACCATAGTCTGTTATTGAACCTCCTGCATCTGGTCTTGTTCTATATGATAAAGAATATTTATGATATAGAGATTTTCCATCACTTTCCCATATACCAGCATGGATATTTGGTTCATATGTAACTTCTGAAGTATTGTTATTTCTTGAGTTTATTAGCATTGAAATACGACCATCAATGGATGCGAGTCCATTTGGATGTATAAACCTCTCAGAAGTACTTACATTTGTTGCCCTAATCAATAAATCTCTTTTTAATGGAAGTCTACCAATAGTTCTAAATGAAGAACCTGAAAACTCTAGCAATTCTCCATTTGAATTTACTACAACAGGGACATCATCTTTTACATACCCAGCTAAAGCACCCTGAGCATATACTTTATAAGCTCTATTCCATTTGTTTGTTGTTACTCCATCCCAGTCAAATACAAGCCCCTCACCACCAAATCTATGAATTGTACCAATTAGTATTCCGTTAGAATACGCTCTCATCCAAGTTACTACGTATTCTTGTGGTAGTTGTATTGTATAATCTCCAGATGTAGATACTGCATATGAAGTGTCCATTGAGAATATTCTTGGAGGCTGATTTGAATCTAGCCAATATGCTCTGTTGTTATATACACATAATGCGTGGAAATCATTAACACTAGCAAAAGTTCTTCGTGGTGTGTATACACCTGTACCTGCACCTGAAGCACTTGCTTTTGTATATAGTTTATCTGTTGCTGATACTAATAACGTATCATTAAATACCTCAATATCAGAATAATCCGCTGAACAATTAGTAGGCGGGTATAATGTCATATTATTAGAAGTATCTTCTGAAAAGTTACCCTGAGGTGTACCTCCGTTAAAGAATATACGAGTACCTGCAATTGTAAACCATTTAGTATCAAAGTATTTGAACCCAATAGGTAGACCCATATTAGTGACACTATCGGTTGTTATTATAGTTCGTGGTGCAAGAGATACTTTTCCTTGATTAAAAGACAAATCTAAATTAAAACTATCCCAAAGTTTACCTTGAATATCTCCGATATTAAGTTGTGTGATTTCTCCGTTAAATAATTTCATAAATATGCTATTTTATATTCTTTACCCCTCCACTTAAAAACCAACACACCACTAGGGTTTACAGGCAAATTTAGTGTATATGGTGTACCAGTTATTATTTCATCTCTTGTTACTGCAGTGGTACTATCTTCGTTCTTTATAACTTCATTACGAATAATCTCTTTCAAATCATACGGCATGTCTTGAATAGTAAGCATACTTGAGAGAGCATCAACTTGCTTTTGCAACTCGTCTATTTGATTTTGAAGTTCTTTGTTATTCATTTTTATAGATAAAATCGGTTCATCATATATAGCTTCTGTGCATACACATCATCAAAGGCATTTTGACTGTAAACCACAACTCCATAGCAATAGAATGTTATTACATTACCTGTATATGTTGGTAGAGCATTATATGTCCTCTGAAGCGTTCCTGAACTGTTAAACAGTTTTACCTCTCTAGTTGATGAATTGTACCCATATATGTTGTTTGATGAATCTACTTGAGCAAACTGTGCTACATCATTAGCAGTAGAACCACATGTTATATCAGAAACATACGTGAATGTAGTTCCTGAAAGAGTATACCTAGAAACAACATATGTGTTTGATGAATTTCCTGCTTTATTATTGAAGAAAAAGTCTGTTCCGTTAGAAGTAAACTCTTGTGTGTTGTTATTAAAAGCAAGTGATTGACCAGAGAATGTCATGAGAGTACCTCCTGCTGATAAATTAGTTTTACTGTATCTGTATACTCTATATGCTGTTGATGTTTGAAGAATGAGTACATACAAGAAATCTCCAACAAGACACGCCGCCAAAATTGAGTTAGCAGAAGCCCAGTCTGATGTTACATTTCTTGTTTGATAACCGCCAGAAATCAACGAAGAATGAAATGATATTGTTGTTCCAGTCGATGAAATTCTGCAAAGCCCATTATTTGCATCTGAAAAAGAATGAAGAAATGATTGAGAAGAACCAACAGACGGCAGGTTTGAAAATAACTCAGGGTATGAAGATTGTCCAGCTGGTACACTATAATTTCCAGTTCCATCCAAAAATCTTGTACTATCATTAGGCAGTTTTGGAGCAAATCCGTGTCTAGATGTAGATACATTATTTGTTGTATTGTCAGACAAAGACAAAGATGTTTCTGGTAAACCAGTAATAGTATTTGCAATTCCTGTTATAGTCTTGTTTGTAAGTGTTTGCGTGGCACTTTTACCAACAGCTTTATCAGTAGATGTTATTTCACTGAGTTTATAGTCATGTGATGTGGTTACGTCTGAACCATTAGCACCAACTTTATCCTTTAGAGCTTTAATACTTTCATTTTGGAATGTTTCAAGTCCTGCATGGTCAAATGTCGCCACCTCTGTATTAGCAGTAGGAGATGATGGGTTCTGTATTGATGTTGGAAAGTCGTTTGATATATATGTCATATTATGATTTTGAAATATTAGTCCATGTTGTTGATAATCCTAGACCATTAAAATAAACTGTATTGCCTGAATCTGGGTCTATTGACTGGTTAAATGTTAGATTAGGTTCGTTGAACTCCCACCCACCATTCCCTGTTCCTGATTTTTCTATATTATCCCACGTTGTCATAGTTTATTTATTATTTTGATAAGCTGGTCTTAATCTAGGTATTTCATCTTTATTCCTTTGAGAATAAAATGTCTGTATAGACTTTTCCTCTTCTGTTAAAAGTGGAAACCAGTTTTTAGCCTGACTCATTTCCCTGTCTACTGCATAATGAGTAGATGAAAAATTTACAAGGTATTTATGGAATATTGACGGAAATCCAGGTACTTTAGTTGTATCTGTTGTAGTAAAATATGATGCACCTCTTTTAAAGTACACTTTAAGTGCATTTGTACCTGAATAATTAGGCACAGCATCAAGAAAGATAGTGTTCCCACGCTTATCGTATTTTGTTGGTACTCCTACATTTCCTGTATTGTTCTGTAAATATGTAATAGCTTTTCTATCTGATTCATCAATAGGGTCTAATATTTTCCATGTACCATTACTATCGGCAATTAATACTTTTTCAATTACGAGGTGTTCTAATGCAAATTGATAATCTCGTTGACCATTAACAATATCAGTTTGAGCGATAGATAGGTCGGTATAGTTATCATCATCCCATTGCCATCTTCCGTCTGCTGTCATAGCCAAAAACACAAACCTATCAAGACCCCTGTTTACTAAATTAGTAAATATAGATAGTTTATTTGTATCTCCTGTTATTTTTCCATATCCACTATCACCGAATACCTTTACTTCGATGTTTTGTAATATTCCTGATTTAGCTGTTGATGTGTCGTTAAATTGCATTTTTTATTTGTTACAGGCTAACCTCAAGGCTTTTGCCCTGAAGTAAACCGATAAAGTTTAACTAGCTGTTGTACAAGCTACCCAAGTTGTCGCACCTGTTGAGTTAATATACATTCGAGTTGCTGATGTTGAACCATCTGTTCGGATATATAGAGAACCTTTAGTTGCTGACAATGTAGGAACACCTGAACCAACTGCTACAACAAAGTCTGATGAACCGAGGTGAAATAGTGCTACTCCCCCTGCTCGTACATCAATCTGTCTTCCTGAACCTGCATCTCCTAGGAACTGTGGATTTAGTGCGTTACCTTGCATTATAGTGATTTAAGTTTAGCTTCTAATTCGTCTTTTTTATCTTCGTACTTTTTAGGATTTCTTGTTTTGTAGATTTCAATTATTTCAAGTAGCTTTCTTTTAGCTTCTGAAATATCTGTCGTACTTACAACTTCTTCCTTAATTTCCTCTGATGTTTTGATTGTTTTCTTTGCCATGAGTGTATCTTCTCCTGTGGGGAGTGAAACAGTAGAGATGCTGGGAAGCGAGTTCTACTGCTTCACCCCACACAAGAGTGGGGATTATCTTTACGCTGTAAGAGTGATGTCAATCAAAAGGTCTGACTTTGAAGCCCATGCTTTAGCACCTACAAGAGCGTAAGCTACGATTTCCATACCAGTTTTACCTGATACTTGCTTTTCTTCGTAATTAACTCCTCGTGGTGATGCAAAAGTAGCAACTTTCTTGATACCGAATAGTCGGTGTCCTGCGTTAGTGAAAGTCTGAGTTCCAAAAGTATCATCTGCGAATGTACCTGTTCTAGTTACATAGATGTCTACACCCATGTAAGAGTTCATAAATCCGTTTTTGTATACTGAGTCTGCAAATGAGAATCCTGAAGCCGCCTGAGCTACAATAAGTCCAGGGATTTCAGTGTTTTCAATTACGAGGAACATTCCGTTAGAAATTTCTGAATAACCTGAAACTTTAGAAATCAAGTTACCAAAGATAGTTGTTACGTTTGTTGATGTTCCAAATCCTCCTGCTGGAGTTGAGTATGAGCCAGTAGCTCCCTCTGTAATTACGTTGAGAGCGTAAGCATCTGCTTTATCTTTAACTGCAAACATAATCTGCTCCATTCGTGAAGCAAATAGGTCAAAGTTAGATAGGATATTTTCAAATCCGTATACGTGTTCTCCTGCCTTAATTTCATCTGCAACTGTCAATGTGTCATCAGTAGTTGTATATGTGTTAACTGAGTATGTTCCGTTGATAGCTGTTACTGAAGCTGTTGGTGATGAGCCGTATGGATTGTCAATGTACTTGTCTTCTGTTCTATCTACGTTAAAGACAGCTTCAGAAATCAATGCTCGTCTGAGAAGTATAGCCAGAGTGTTCTGGAAATATTTTCGACGATATGTATATGTTGATATTGTGTTCATTAGGGTTATTATTTAACCCCAGCATCTTTCTATCTTAATCCATGCCTTGCATTGAACAGTCTTTCCATATCTTCATCTGATTCAGGTAATACACCTTTAGATGCGTTTTGGAGTATAGTTTCATCAGTAACTTTACCTGACGGTCTTTTGTTACTTGTATGTGAAGCCTTTGCTGATTTTCTAAATTCATCTTTTTCTTGTAGCAAGTTCTTCACTACTGGATGTTTTAGAGCATCAATGACAGAAATCTTTTTGTATGAAGCAAAATCAATCACTTCATCAATATCTTCTGGGTTCACATCTGCTTTAACTATTGCTAACTGTTCTTTCAAGGATAGAGTTGGGATAGCTTCCTCTTTTTTAACAGGAGTTACAGGCTTGACTTCTTTAGGGTCTTTCTTTGCCTTGTTTCTCCAATGTTCTTTCTGTGCTTGTAGTGTAAATATTCTTTTTTTAAGAGTTTCTACGTCGTCTACATCTTCTACATCTTCTGAACTTTCTATTTCATCTTCTAGTTCGATTTCAATAGGTTGTTCAAGTTCGTCATTTTCAAGGTTGACTTCCTTTGTGTCATTTTTGTTCATCTTTTGTGATGTATTGTGTTAATTTTCCCTTTATTTCAAGTTCGGTTTTTTCCTGTTCTTTATAATTATACCACACTAAATATTTGCAATGCAAATTATTTTTATTTTGTGGAATTTTGTTCTAATCTTTTAGCTAATTGTTCAAGAGTTTCACCCTCCTCACCAGCGAAAACTTTAATACCTCTTAAAGTTGTTTCAACTGATGAAAGGATAAGACTTCGTGTAATAATATTGATTAGATTATCTGTATCTGATTTTAATGGACTGAAATCAAATTCAAGAACTGTTCTGTTTACATTGCTCTTTAGAACGTCATTCATAAAGTTTCTTTGTCCCTCTACTGCTTTCATAAAGATAATCGCATCAGAAGCTGATTTGTCTTTGAGATTGATTTGAAACCAAATATCATTGACCATAAATACTTCTTCATTACCATTAACTGTTGGATTTAGAACTGAAAGTAGATAATCCATAAGGTCTTTATTTGCCTTTATAGAGTCAATCTTCTTTTGTTCTTCTTCGTTTAGAGCATCCAAACCAAGCACAACTTTTCGAGTGGTCTTTAGCATGTCAGGTTTCCCAGCATACACAGACTTCAAAAGCTGAACTTTTAGCTTGTCACTATCAGACATTTCTACTTCGTTTTGCATTTTGATTTGTTAAATAACTAATAACCCTCCTGCTATGGTGTAGCTGGAGTTGTTTGTGGAGTTGGTGTCATAGATTGTTCTGTTTGGGATAGTTCTAGTGGTGACATAGCACCTGCTGTTTCAAGTATTTTTGAGAAAATAGACTTAAATGTAGGATTTTGTAGTATCTGAGGATTTGTAGCGATAGTCTGGAGTATAGTTGTAAGTGAATCAAGCATAGCTTGTTTGTCTGAACTTTCTCCTGATACTTCAACTTCTACTTCCCATTCAAATCCTTTAAATATATCTTTCCAAGTTGTATCATCTAATTCTGACGGCTTTATAAATCTTGTGTTTCCGAGTGCAGATAGTTGTGATTGTAGCTTTGCCGTTTCTTCTGCTACCATTTCAGACTGTTGTTCTGGTGTCACTACTGCTCCGTTCAATACTTCATCAACAACTCTTTTGTTTACAATTTTTGTTACTTCTGAAGAAAGATACCATGTATCTAGTTGTTTTATTCCATTTGCATCAAGTACTGCGACTATTTCCTCTGTCGTGTTTAGTTTGGTTTTAATAAAAGGAATAATGTATTCTCGCATCATATCCTCAATAGCAAGTCCTTTGTTTTCTATCATTAACTGGAAAAGTGAATTTGCTTCTTGATTAAGAATAGCTACTTGTCTATACGCTGTACCTGACGGCATTGTGTTGCCTGATATTGCATCTGGTGTTGATGTAATTTCTTTAGCTAATCCTCTCCATTCATTTGCAAAGTTTTGTACAGATACAAGGTTATTTGATGCATTATTAACCTGAGTTAGAGGTTGGTTTACTGCATGAGTTAATATATCACCTGTTTCAAGGTCTGTAAGAACATTTCTACCTACAAAATTAGCATCTGCTGTTTGGTAGATAGTCTTTGATATGAGTTCTAGCTGGTCTTTAATTAGCTTTGCTGAATGATTTACCATCCACTGTGCTTGGAATAGATGCTCTACTGCACCAATACCCATAGCTCTTGTTGGCTCTTTTATTAAGTCTGCTTTATGATGCTGTAATTTTTTAAGTTTACCTCTGTATAAATAAAAATCTTTTTTATTAGATGAATTATAAGAAAATACGTGAATTTGATTTACAAAAGTAAGCTGGTCTTTTTCTTTCTCTGTAATCATTGATAGAGGTAAATTTCCTTGTACTTCGTATATCTCAATATAGTCTGCAAGAGTATCTATCTGCGTACCATTCTGAAGTTCTCGTGACTGTTTTGTAGACTCTATCAGTTCCTCAACTACATCTTGGTTGTATACAGGATTAAGTCTTAACTGTGATGGAGTTAAAAACTTCTTTTCTATTCGTACATTATTTTCAAAGTCTATATCATCTGTGATAAGAGTACTCCACGGAACTACTGATGCGTTTAGTTCGCCCTCTGATTCTATAAATTTAGACACAGCAGAACCATAGGTAGCAAGTGTTAGCCCCCAGTCGTTTAAGAAAACACCAAATCTAGCTTTGTTCATCCATTCTTGCAATATGATGTTACCTAGGAATGCTGGGATGATATCAGTAACCTTTGTAGCCTTTAGCTTAATATTTTTTCTATCTATGTCAGTTGCTCTATACCAAATATTACGAGCTGATGTGACTATGTTAAAAAAAGGTTTTTCTCTACCTAGTGCATCTTCTGAACCTGAGATATGTTTTGAATATACGTATGCTTCAATAGTGTTTATAGTTTCATATTGAGAATATGATACATACTTTGAGATGTTGGTATTACCTGATTGATACGATGTTTCTCTTTGAGTTACAATTTCTGTTATTTTTTGCATTATGTATTTGCTCCCCAACAAATTACTTTTATATAATTATATCAATGTTTTTTATTTGTAACAAGTTTTGATAAGTCAATAATGTTATACACAGTCTATCTTGTTGAGTTTCTTCCTTGCATATTTCTACGCATAACCATATGTTGATTTACTTTTTGTGTAACTTCACTATCTTTTGGCTTCAAACTAGCTAAAGCATATCTGACAGCATCTAGAATGTGGTCATATCCACTTTCAGGTACATTAATAACCTTTCCGTCTTTGTCTGTTTGCCATAAATAGTTTCGATATTCTTTAATCAAATTGACTGAGCGTTTAGTCATAGACATTTTTTGTGCTTGGACATACTGAATACCTTGATTTATAGAACCTGCACCCTTTTCTGCTGGTAGTATATTTATTCCATAAAGCCTTATTTCATCTATTGATTTAGGTTCTGCACTATCTGCAATAACAAGACTACCTGTAACATTTTTCAATGTTTCGGCTATTTCTTTATTGCTCATTCCATTCTTGTAGCAAATTTCATCAAGAATATACCCACCATTATAATAATATACAGCAACGATAGCGGTAGGGTCATTTGTATATCCAAAGTCTAATCCATATCTCTCTAACCTAGCTTCATGTGGTATATCGTCAATAATTTGCCAGTCTTTGTAAATTTTTCCCTCTACTTCTCCAAGTTGTCCAAGTCCATATACCTGCCACCAGCCTTTTCTGTTTTGTCTTGATTCAATAGCTTTCACAATTTCTTGTGATAGTCCCTCGTTATCTTTGTATGTCAAAATAATATGGTCTACATCATCTCTTTTGTGTAATACGTCTGTATAGAACCAAAATTCATTAGTTGGATTCCAGTCTAGGAACATAAATTCTTTAGTTCTAACTTCTAGTTGGTCAAAAGCATCAAGACTCATGTTGTTACATTCGTTCATAAAACATCTATCTCGTCTTGCACCTCTGAGTTTATCTGATTGGTCGGCACTAAAGAATTCTATTTGAGAGCCTGTTTCAAACTCGTATATGTTATCTGTGGCACTCCACCTTTCTTCTTTCCAATAGCCATGCTCTTTCATTATGTTTATAAAATCTCGTCTTGCACCTCGTTTTAAGTGAGGTGTAGATTCTGCAATAACTGATGTAAGTGTCTTATGTGTGTCGGACTGAGCTTTATCTATCAAGAATAAAAGAATACTAATAGTCTTTGAACTAGAAGTACCTCCTTGTATAGCTCGTATCTTTTTATTGAGCTTCGCTATCTTCTTTAGAGCTGTCGTTACTTGATAAGCCATTTAGTATAGGTGTTGGTAAATCTTTATTGTTTGTAGTTTGGTCGATACCCTCTCTGTAACCATGCTTAGTCAATAACACTTTGGCGATAGTTGGATTATATGTATTAGATAAGCCATTATTTAGCAATTTAGTAGCTTGACGATTTCTTAATTTCGCAATAACGTCGGAAAATTTTTCGTATTTAGTTTCCCAATCGTAAATAGTATCTTTATGAATATCCAAATAATCCGCTAATCCCTCAATACTTGGTAACTTAACAATCAATTTTCCATTCTCACTTAAAGTATCTTCACATGATTCAAGATACAATAAAGTATTCTCTACATAGGTATCATTATATTCAACTGGTCTTCCTCCTGCCATAGTTATATCTTTTTACCTTTAGGTATTCTTAATGTTTTTCCAATAAGGAGATTGCCTTTCTCCCATTGCTTGTCGTTAATATATTGCTTTGCTGTTTTGTTACCATGTCTAGCTTTGAAAGCTGATGTTCTACTACCTCCGAGTTTAGTTCCTTTCTGTCCTCCTTGGATAGTCTTAATCTTCTTTCCGTTCTCAAAGATTTCTGCTTTCCATGATTTACCTTTAGCTGTTGCTCTCTGTATCTTTGCTGTAGGCATGTTACTTCTTTTTCTTTTCTACTCCTTTAATAGTTCCTTTATTTTTTGATGCGTAAAATACTTTTTTACCTGTTTTAGCTCCGTACTCCTTTTTCATAGCTTTCATGATTTTAGTTCCTTTTTTGTTTAGTGGCATGTGTGTATAGTTAATGTATATGGATATATTATATCACGTTTATTGAGTTTGTATCAACTTTTCATAGTTAGATTTGCTTAATAAATACTGTTGATGTTGCGAGAGGAAGTATGTTTCTGGGTATGTTATCTCTATACTTCCTTTTTGTTCTAGTTCATTTATCTTATCTGACATTTCTCTCATTCTCAAATCCAATAAAGAAATGTTTTCAAATCTGTTAGAGCAGTATTCGATACCATGATACCTAGTTATTATTGAATGGTATAGTTCACCTTGTAAGATAGTATACGGATAAAATACCTGTTTTAGTCTATCCAAATCAGTGATTATCTCTGTTTTACACTTCATACAACGGCTTAAACTTTAGTGCTTCTTGTGTCAATGCTTGTACGAGCCTGTCTTGTGCATCATGCGGTATATTCTTATTAGGTATCTGCATTTCTGAATTGAGTACTATAACTTCCGTGTTATCGTTTTGTTCTTTTGTTATTTGATTTCCTTTTGTGTCTATCATTGTTTCTGCAACTACAAAATACCCCCTGTACCCTTTCTTCTTGTTTAGTTCGAATGTTATATATTTTTTGTCCATGTTTGTATAAAACTATAAGAGCGATTAAGCCTAAAAAAATCTTAATGTATTGTACTATCGTTTCGTGTCGAGTCATGTTGTCCTAGTGTATACCCATAGCCAAATCCCATAGAACTACCTACAAGAAATCCGACTAAAAGTGCTAATATAATTAAAGCCCCAGCAAATATCATGCGTATATTATACTACATCTCTCAACATTTTCCAACCTTTCTTGTTAATAAACTCTTTTTTTTCTTCAGTATTCATTCCGAGTACTTTATAATCTGATTTATATAAAGCCCAATATATATCTTCTTCTTGGAGTTGCATGTTATCTAAAATCATATGTTCAACTGCATTGATGTATGCTCTTTTTATAGACGGTATTTTAAGTGCCAAAAATAGCAATGTTGCGATAGCATTCACTTTAGAACCCCATACATTGTTATAGTTTCGTTCATGGAATAAATGCAATAATCTCTTTATTTCTCTAACATTCTTGAGCTTGTGCTTTTTTGTTTCACTTAGAATATCCATAATTCTATATCTGTAAGCATCATCATTCTCTATGGCGACTGATACTATTTCGGAAAAATCTTCGGCATCCTGTTCGTTAGTCAAATGACGCATGAAATTGAATATAAAGAACTGTAATTCCCTGCCAAATGAAGTCCTATGAATATCCTTTAGTATTTCATGGCTTATAATGCGTTTTCCGAGCTTATTAAACGCATATATGGTACTTTGTCTATATTTTGGTAAAAGTATCGTTATAAGCGTTCCTGTGACGTTCTGTGGCATCGTAGCTATCTTTATAGACTCTATAATCACAGACTTTATCATGTTTGTTGAATAAAGTGCTGTGTCCATGACACATGTCCGTCTTGGAAACTCTGCTCCAGCAACGTGAAGTTTTATTTCTTTTTCTTCTTCTACTCCAATAGCTTCAAAATTTTCTTTACTTTCACTATGTATTTGTGATTCTGGACTTCCGTACTTGTGGTACTCTCTACGATAGTATTTATCTAAAAAATCTTGGATACTTAACATTATTTAACACAGCTTATTGAGGTTGAATCTACAATTTTACCAATATTTGTATTACGTGAAGCGAAAGTACCAAAACATGTTACTGTTGAACTTCCTATTTTTTCTTCAAATCTATACACTGTAACAGTTTCAGTATCTACGAGCTGATTTGTTATTTTAACAAAAGAAGAGTTTGTTCTTGTGGTATAAGTAGCAAAAGCGTATACGCTACCTGCCGTGAACGTTAGTGCTAGTATTGCTGTTAGAATTATTGTTTTCATATTTGTATATTACTTTGTTTTTTTAATTTTGTCAATTTTTTTAACCCTATCCACCGTAAAATTATATCTTATCTTCACCCCTGTTTTCTTTTCCATTCGGTCTATAAATTCCTCCATTTCATCATAAATAAGGTTTATAATCTCGTTTTCTGTTAGTATTTTGTAGTTTTTAGGCATGTTATTGAAATATAATTTTATGTCCACAGAATTTTATATCTTGCAAATCTAAACTTCTTGGTATTCTTCTTATTATATACTCTGAATAATGTAAAGGTAAATGAATGTCTTTCTTGTCTTTATCGTGTCTATACCTAGCAATAATAGCAAATAGACTTTCTGCAATAAAATCTTCTACTGCTTTTTCTTTTATTTTCTTCACCCTTTTTGCATACGCAGTCATTTCTTTCATTTTATTTATAAAATTCTTTACACTTTACACACCTCGACTGTGGTGGATTACTTGTATACGATAGTCCGTCTGATTCGTGAGTGCATTTATTAAGACTTGGTAAGTTTATAATATCATAAACAACTTGACCTATTACTGTTCTTTCAACTATTCCTAGGTTTTTTTCCAAAAGCTCATCTTCGTATGCTTCTATTTCGTGACTTACAGTTAATGTTTTCTCCTCTAGTATGGTGTCTATAACTTCGAATAAATCATCATCTCCAGTCATAGTAGAGTCTGTGATGTAATAAGATAAATTTATTTGCTTAATAATCTTCTTTTTTTCCTCGTTCGTTAGTTTCATTTGTTTATAGAGTTATAAGTGGTACTTCAAATATTGTAATTTCTCCACATACAGGACATGTATGTTGATAAGTACCTGCTTCATATACTTTATACTTAGGTGGCTCATGTTCTGGACACATGCATGGTAATTTAGGCTCTGATATTTTTATAGTGTTTTCTTTCATTTGTTTATAAGGTTATTTTTTAGGTATACAGCCGATTAAATATGCAAAGCTAATAATTAAACCTAGCCAAATACCATAATCCTGTATTCCGATGTCTGTTAGGTATATTCCACTTGCTACTGTCAATGAGAACAATAATACTATTTTAGTAAAATCTATCATACTATTTCCTTTGTTTTATTATTGATAATACTTCCTCGTATGCTTCTTTAGCACCTTTTGACCAAGTGGCACTTTCACTGAATCCTTGTGGATTTCCAATACATTCGAGTTTCTCCTCCACCTCCTCTGCTATACGAGTACGTTCTGTTTGGAGAATTTTATCTAAAAATATTTTAGCTTGTACCACTCTTCCTCCGTCTTTTCTATAAGCACCGTTTCGTTCTTCGTAAATTCTTGTAACCTCATCTTCAATAAAAGCCAATAGTTGACCTGTATAAGCTGTTAATATTTCTTTTTCTTTATCAAATGCAATGTTTGTCATGTGTTATTTAACATAAATTATTACTAATAAAGTGTAGTTAAAAGCCCATATTGCTGATGTAATATTGTCTGATAGCAACGAAAATGTAACTCCAGTTATTCCACATATTATTCCTAGTATTTTCATCTTTTATTTGGTTAATATTAAAGTTCCAAAAAACCATCTGAAACACCAACAGCCATAGGCAGATTTATATATACTAAATTTTCCTCTAAACGCTTTACTTGTAAATATGTTCATCTCTAGTTATTCGGTTAGCCTATAAATTCCATAAATAATAAACCATATAGGAAGTGTTATCACTAAAACAGCGAACACAATAATACTTACTATAAAATCAAATACATTTTCCATTTCATCAAACATATCATAAAACATATTAGTTCTTTAGGTTATCTAAGGCTTTTAATGTTTCTTCTCGACAGGTATTGAAGCCACTACAGTCACATTCATCAGGGCCACCGTGGCACTCAGCACAAACTGTACTTTCAAAGTCGTCATCAAATCTACGTTTTGTTTCCAAACATATTTTCTCTTTAGGTATCACACCCTTCACCCTCTCCAACATATCCTGTTGACCTGCTTTGAAAGCTTTTGTTATCAACTCTTGAATATCAAAACTTGTAGATTGATGTGCAAATCCAATTAAATCTGATTTGTCTAAAATTCGAGTCGCTTCTGCTTGTAAGGTTTGTAGGTTAGTCATTGTGGGTTATTTATGATTGTTTAATATATTCACCATC